CTAACACTTGTGCCAGTAATTTTTTTCCCATATAATGTAGTATCCCTGTAATGGGACAAATATTGCAAATTATCAATAGGATTATCTGGTAATGGTACTAGTGAATCCCAAGTCGTTGTTCTTCCAAATCCAATAGGATTACTAGTAGATCCTGGATTTGACAGTCCAACAAAAACATAATATGAGTTATTGGAGTTCAATACAGAATCTATAAAATTATTTGCATTCTGGATTCTAAATTGATCTGTTACGACGGCAGCCATATTACATAGTTTTTTAGGTATTTATAAGTTGTTTGATATATTATTTTACTGTATTGCACCAGTGTCTCTTAATCCAAATTTTCTTCTTTGAATGAATGGGAAAGTAGACAGTCCAGAATTAACTGTTTTTCCTGTCACTCCAATAGAAATAGGAGATGAAGATCTGGATACACCATCAAATAATCCCCAAGAGAATCTTCCGACAAAATCACCACTAGTGGATAATCCAGTCACATCAGTTCCGGAATCAATGTTACAAGTTACTATTCCAACATTACCACCATCATCAGATATTTGACTAATGTAGTAAATATTGTCGAGGAAACTAGTTCCAATTCCAACAACAGCAGAATCTGAATCATCAACTGAAGTAACTCCAGAACCAATTTGTGTATCATAAACGAAAATTGGATATGTTACACTTAAATCACTGCCAAAAGAAATTCCTCTATCAAGATAAAGTTTTAATGCTAGTTGACCAGAATTGTTGGTAGTTCCAATTCCAGTAATAATTCCAGAGAAACCTTTAAGACCCGTGTTTGAACCAGTATTTTCAAATTTGACTTCATGATGATCTGCAATTGTAAGAACAGATCCAGTATATCCAGATCCTGGATTTGTTATAGTAATAGAAGTTAAAGTTCCTCCAGATCCTACAGATGCTGTTGCTGCTGCAGTAGTTCCAATTCCAGTAGAAACAGTTGGCCAATTGTCATTTTCTAGTATTGGAGAAGAAAATCTCAGATTTACTGTAGATCCAGTGTATCCGTATCCTGGATTTGTGATTTCAATATCAGAAATTGTTCCTCCAGTTCCAACAGAAACTGTAAATTCTGCAGAAATATTATTTTGTGATTGATCAACAATTGTAAATTCAAACCCGGAAGGAGATCCACCAGAAGCAAAGAACTGTGCATTATCAACAAATATTTTATTTGTGCTAATACCAACATCTTTTATAATTTTTGCAGTTGGATAAGTTTGTGATTTAATAGAATCTCTAGTTTTGAAAATAAATTCACCATTAATAAATTTATCAGTCTTCTTCTTAGTCCAAGAAGTTGGTTTATAGATAGACTCAATGCCCTGTTCTCTGTATGCAGCAGTTTCTACTACATCTGATGTTGGCAAATCAGTTACCGTTCTTTGATTTTGAGATATTGACTCTAGAATTAATGGATTACGATTAACGTCTAGTAAATCACCTCTTTCAATACTTGGAATAATATTGTTTATCTGCAAATCATCCTCGTCACGAGTTCCTCTGTAGAAGAATATTGCAACATCATCACCAGGTTTTGGTGCTTCAGTAAAAGTTACCGCAGTTCCTCCATCAAATACATAATTTACTCCAGGATCTTGAATGACGCCATTAATGATAATAATTAATGCGTTTTGGAGATTAACTCTAGATCCAACTTGCTTTTCAAAACTCTTAAGAGAACCATTATAATACAGTGGGAATCTTACTCTAGAACCATCTTGATAATTTTTAATAGAATCAATGAAATCAAGTTCTCCGAACTGCCATGATGCAAAATTATCACTGTATGTTTCAGTTGCCTCCAGGACAAATTGTGAAACTGGTTCGGATAATCCTTTTGCAGTAACTAAACCAACAGGAGTAAACTTATCTCCCTTTCTAAAAGAATACCCAGATCTCTTGACTTTAAATCCTCTTACTTCGAATGTTGTTGAACCAATGCCCGTTGTGGATGCCGCACCAATTTCAATGTCAACTAATAATCCAATTCCAGTATCAGTGGTTGATCCAAAACCAACTCTAGAAACACCAACAACTTCTAAGTTTTCATATGAAGGTGGAGAAACAAATATTTGTGGATTATTATATCCAGTTCCACCAGCACCAGCACCAACTGCAAAAGTTAGTGTTCCGCCAGCACCAACTGTAGCAGTAATTGATGCAGTATCTCCAGAATGATTTTCTTCATAAACACTGACACCAATTGAAACTAATCCGTTATATCCAGACCCATTATTATCCATTGTCCCCAATCCAACAGAGACAATACTTCCTCCAGCACCAACCACAGCAGTTACAGATGCTCCTACAAGAGGTGCATAACCAAGTCCACCTGATGATCCATAGGAAACAATAATTCCGCCCCTTGGAAGTTGATTCTGATTAACATCAGACGCTGATATTACTTGAGTATTAGTATTATCTCTAATACCACTGAACACCATGCTACTAATGCCAACACCCTCAATAATACTAAAATTATTACTTGGATTATTTTCTGTGGTTGGTGTTTGGAAAATACCATTGACAAATACGATGCCATTTCCACCAGAAGTTCCAATTCCAGTGGTGTTTGCTCCACCAACAGTTAAAGTATAAGTATTTTCAATTCCAGTGAAATTATTTGAGAAATCATCAAATACTTGACTTGTATCATAGTTTTTCCTCAAGAATACTCTTCCTAAGAAATCCGAAGTCTCAAATTCTAAATTGCTGCCAGTTCTAGTTATTGATACATTTCCTCTTGGTGCCTTAACAAAATAAATTTCATCATCAACAATATTGTAATTGCCGCGATAGATGTTCACTTGAGACGAATCATTATGTGCAGTTGCGGATGATCCAACGAATCCACGCTCAACTTGAACAAGAGTTTCTGTTCCAATGCCAGTTATTGGGCCAACATTTATAGTTCCCAATCCAACATTTATAACATTCATATATTCATCATCAATTTTCAGAATATTATATGGTGTTACTGTTTGTATTCCAGAAAGAGCAAACAAAGTAGATTCTGTAGAAATACTTCCACCATTCCCACTCAAGGAATGAACTACACCATTGAATGCTATTGGATATTGAACCATATTGTCAATGGTTA